TTATGTCTACTCTCGTATCGTCTAGAAACTGAATGGCAGTCTTACCCTTGCCTGTCTTGACGATATCATCTGAAAAGATATCCAACTCTTTTTCAGTGACAACTTCTGAACCATCTTCCGACCTTTCAACCTGCCCACTACCCTCATGGAGAATAACATCCCCGATGCTGGCATGGGCAGGCACACTAAACAATAACAGAAGTAATAGTAATATTTTCATTAGTCTGTTTGACTGATATCTATATCGTGATTGTCTCCACTTGTTGATAGTGTCACCATGTTATCATAGACACCCGACTGTGTTACATCAACATCAGCAATACTTCCAACGTGTGTATGGATATAAGTATGACCTGCGGAATCGCCGTCTCCATTTATATCAATCAAGTAGTTGTTGGTATCACCATTCACCGTTAGTGTTAGAATAGCAGACTTACCATCTATCGTACCAGCAATCACGTTACTGTCACTACCTGAAGCACCTGTAATAGATACTGTCGCAGTTGCAGCATCGGCATCTTCACCGATATCAATATCAATATCGTTTGAACTACCTATCCAAACAATAGTTGCTGTTGCTGTAGCACAAGACGAACCTGAACCATCACTATCACAGTTGAAGTCAATGTTGTTACTATTACCAGTTACGTCAAACTTACCAGTAAAACTTGCACCATTGACATCAAAGGTCAATACGTTTGTATTACCTATCTGATCAATATCAATATCACTTGTTGCGCCAGTAACCGTTGATGCTGTGGTAGAGTTACCTACCTTGTTGTCTGTGCCATCTTGTTTGATGTTCAACTCTAAAGATGCACCCGATTGTGTTACATAAATATCATTCGCATGAGCAAATGACATCATCATTAACATCATTATTCCTAAGAATAACCTTTTCATTGTACCTCCTTCTTATATTTCCATAAACCCTTCGCCTCACCTTTCTCTATCATCTGTAATACACTATACTCTATTGCTGTTCTGATAGCGTAGTTAGTGGGTTCGTTTCTAGCTACACCTACTTCTATTTCCAAGGCCTTTGTTCCTAAATCTAGAAACTTAAAGGCATCGCCGCCTATCTTCTGACTGGCAATTGTTTTAGTTGATGATACTGATAAAAGTATCTCACCTGTTTGAACAGCAACTATACGCAATGATACTGTGACTTGATCTGTTCGGTACTTTCTATGAGCACCTATGCCAAAGTATCTTGCACCTTCTCCACCACTCATCACATTGGAATCATAACTTACGATTCCACCTTCTACTAAAAGTCCTGCAAAGAGTAATGGTTTTAAAACGGACTTCGTATCTCCATCGTATTGTTCTCTTGTTGATCGTATTAGTTGTCTCTCTTTTATTAAACTGTCTAGTCCTTGTCTCTCTACTACTGTAAACCATTTGCCTTTACCGACACACTTCAACGCATCTATGAGATATGTTTCTGGTGCCTGTGATACGGCAGTTGATAGTTGTGAAAATCTTGTTGATGGTTTTCTTTGTCCTGTTCTGTCTGGAAAGTTATACACCGCTATTGTTATCACTGGTTGGTCTAACTCTGGAACTGACATTAGCAACTCAGTAGTAGGAGTTCCTTCTGCATAGGGCAATGACCCATGTAGAATAAGCTTACTACTAGTTGAACAACCAGCAATCAGTATAACACTCAACAGTAATAATATCTTTTTCAAAATCCAAAGTCTCCTACTGGCACAGTCATTGTAGTTGTCGTACCATCTTCTCCTGTTATGACCAAAGTAATCGTTCCCATATCAGGGTCTTTAGTCCATACTAAAATAGAACCATCAACATCTGCCGTACCTGTCAGTGGAACATCACACTCATCACCTTCGCAATCTTCATCTGGTGTGGCAAACATATTATCCACTAACTGTTTTGATAAGTTAGCATAGATACGGCTCTCTACGTTCTTGATAAACTTATTAATGGTCGTGTTGTTTTCTTCACGTTCTTCTTTTCTTTCTTGGGCCTCTGCTCGTTCTCGCATATCTTCTTTTCTATTGTGTTGTAGTTGTTCAATAGAAAGCATATGCGTACTCCAACCGATGCCGCTGAATGATGGACTATGAAACTCATGTACAAGTTCGGAGGCAGTTGCTCTTATTGCAGCAAAGAACATAAGACCAATGAACAATGCAATGATTCCACCACCACCAATGGCAGCAAACCACAAATCTCTAGTCGTCCAGTTTTTCTGTACTTTTGCCATTTTTTTCCTTTAGTTTTATTGCTTCATCCATTTCAATGAAGATGTTTAGTTTCTGATCCAAACGTATTAGGTCGTTATCTAACATTCTAATACGGTCTATCAATGCAATCAACACTACAGCAGTATCACCCAACTTAGGTTTGATCTGTGTTGTTACATACTTCCATATAAAGAATATGAAATAACCCATTCCTCCTGCTACTACAATAGGCAAACCATATTGGTTTACTAGTTCAATGACATCCATTACTCTACCCTTACTATATGTCCATACTTGCGTTGTCTAACAGACACCTGGCCTCCATTGACAGACCAAATGTGTTTACAATATCCTATACCTCTTTCAAACTGTGGGCAAGTACATCGGTATTGTCCGTTATATGTTACTGTATGATATCCTTGTTTATCTTTTTCTGTTTGTATCATCCACTTCACAATACAACAGTCTCCGGTTCTACCTTCACAAGCCAACCACTTTCGTTGACAACAAAAATATCTCCGGGTTTGTATAAAGAATAATTCTTATCCATTACTTCCGTGGGAGTATCTCCCTCTATTCTAAAACTACCATCGGGTGCTTGATCTATGGAATAATCAATCCATTTCATTAGTCTTTCCTCGCATCTTTCTGCCCGTCTGCACGAGCGATTCGATCCAAATCAGGTCTAACACCCACGACCGTACTAATCAAGGTGTCTATTCTGACAACCTCGTTGTTCATGGTTTTAACCCGCAAGTCTAGTGCGGTAATCATAGCGTGTAACGAATTAGCCTGTCCTACGACAGACTCAAGGATGTACTTTAGTAGAAGTACAATGAAGAAGCCGCCGGCAAGAGTGCCAGCAGCGGCGAACCCTAACTCAAGAAACTGAGCAAGAGCATCTGTAGTTGGTTCCATGCAATATTCATCCTTTCTTTCTACACTCCATGTCTTTGCTCATTTCACAAACAATGTCACTAGCTGTTCTTACGAACAGGAAAGGTAATATAGCATGTACTAATGCAATAAAAAATAATACTAAAAAGGTAAGAGCATATCTTGCTGCGTTAAACATATGCAGAAGATAACTCTCACCGACACTTCTAGGGTGTTCTGTAAATATATTTTTCACAGAACTATTTATATTTTATAGTTGTTAGAACGTACCTGAAAATCCTAAAAATATTCTATTGGAATAAAAGTCATCTGTAGTAGTATGGGAGAAGTCCATCTCAAAGTTTAATGAGTTATCATCCTTCTCAAACAGATTGAATGTCTTTTTAGTTCCGTAAATCTGATAGTTATCTGTCAAGTCAAACTTCAACTCAAAATCATAATTAGTGTGTAGATAGTAGGCACCAAACGCAACAGCGGCAATACCTATGACTGCCATTGCAGTCTCGGCATCTTTGTTTTTCTTCTTGGGTGCTTCTTCTGCACCACAGAATGTAATACTTCTACCGTTACCAGTACCGATTGCCCCTGCCGCACAAGCAGCATCACCAAGAGCACGAGCAGTAGCAGACCGACTTTCCCATTCATACTCTGATGCTACAACAGGTTTGCCTGTAACAGCAATCGCATGAGCAACAAGTGCCTTGACTTGTTCTGGTGTCTTATTAAAACCTGTCTGTAGAAATACATAGTCTGCGTTGACAAAGTATTCTGGTTTAAAACTAGGTGTCAGATGAACACCAACAGGTTTATTTGTTACACTCTTTAGATGTGCTACTAGAGCCTGCACTTGAGCAGCACTCCAATACTCATCACATTCTAAACAAGTAACATACCCTGTGACTCTACTATCAAATCTATTCACCATAGCAGTGAAATGTGCCTTCTGGGCATCCATAGATTGATTTGTGATAGAAGGACTATCATCGGGGGTCAACCAAAGAACTGGTTTGAGTCCTAGATTATTGAGTTCATCTAGTCTTGCTTCCCAATCTGATTGAGGACTTATTTGTCCTAGATTGTAACCACCACCGTTATCTCCAGCATTTCTGGTGTAAAGATAGATGTGGGTATCACCATTTGCCTTGGCGGCATTTCTCATACCAACTTTGTTGGCGTTAGGGTGTAGATAATTAAGTGTCATCCACTTATCATCCATCATTAAAAAACTTGCACTATGTCCGTGCAGCGAATAATTTGTGTCGTAGGCAAATGAGCTAAGGCTTATTAGACTTCCTAGGAGCACTGCTACCATTTTCGTTGTCATCTTGAATCTCCAAATGTTCAACTTTACTAGTCACTTTGCTCATAATATTTTCCATTTTCTTATCAAACCACTTGCCCATTTTAGTTTTTGCAAACCACTTATAGAAACTGTTACCCACCGTACTCAATAGTATGGTGAGCAGTAACTTCCAAACGATAAACATCAGGTCTGGGCCATGCCTGCCTTACGAATTGCGAATCGACCAAATGGACGGACAGACCAATAACAAGGTTTGGCCTTCCACATCTTGACAGGAGGTTCAACGTGCATCATTCCTTCTAGGAATACACGATCTGCTTCTGCTCGCATTTCGTTCACTACCTTCTCATCATATGTTTTGTTTTTTAGTGCATCTCTTAGAGCACCGTAGAGTACATCATGGATGATAGCAGGTCGTGCTACATCCCAAGGTGCGACTGCCACCCAACCGAAACGTGGAATAGATGCGAGGTCTGTGTCATAACCTTTTGGGGCATACACTTTAGAATAACCTTCTTGATCTTTGGGTTCTGTAATCTTTACACCCATATCTTTCCAAATGTTGTGATGGCCGTGGGCTTCTTTAGATAGAAACCAGATTTCTTTATTCAGTTCCCAATGCATCTTGCCGTGGAACGTACAGTCTAATTTACCGGACCAGACTTTAGTCCCTTTCTTGTGGTGTGTCACCTTCGTAATACTCCCGATACTGTTTTAAGATAACAATGTACTCTCCTATCTGAGCACGAATATCTTTTATGTTAAGAGCCAATCGCTCGTAGTCACCATGGCGGAGAGCAAACAATGCTACACCTTCATTATCATCTTTCAACATCTGCCACACTTCATCAATGTTAGCTTCAGTTACAATCACCCAACCCACATCTCGTAACTCTAATGGTTCTGGGTTAGGAATACTTAGTGGCAACTTCTCTGTTGGAATAGAAGTTACCTCTACTTGTTTTGTCTTGGGGGTAATACTACAACCTGCCAGAAACGCAACACCCACTAATAATAAAATCACCTTCTTCATTCTGTATTCTCCTTACCTAAGTTGGGGTTTGCCAACTCAGGACACTCACGGTTGCTTTGGGACTTCTTTGTTGCTGCGAGTTCTTCTGGTGTATGTTCTGCACCAGTAGCAAGTTCAAAGCATCTCAACTCGGCACCAGATGCTCTGTTGATAATACGATCAACGAGTCCTGGTTTGTTCTGTGCTAGAATATCAAGTTCGTGTTTGCCAAGTTTGTTGGCAAGATTCTTTGAGTCTGCACGGAGTTTGTTCTGGGCATCACGCAACTCAGAGTTTGCTTTCTGAATTGCGGCTGCCTCTGCTTGCTGATTAGCAATAGTCTTTTCTTGTTCGGCAACAGCTCCTTCAAGTTTCTCTTGATTGACTTGAAGAATCTGATTCTCTGCCTGTAAGTTGGTGATCCAACTATAGGCTCCAAATCCACCTGCACCCATTAGTAATACTAATATAATAATAACCTGTACCATAATATAACCTCAGTTTATTTTATTTATTTAACCCTCGTAGAATCCTGTTTGTATCGTTACTGAACTTTCTACGGGTAGCTCTCAACTTACCAGCGATTCTTTTGTCTGCTTTCTTGTAGTCACCTTTCTTCTCAGCAGATGCTTGTGATGCAGTTGCCTTCTGTGCATAACTGTCCATCGTCTTGTTGCTAAGTTCGTCTAGTTCTTTTTCTTCTGCCGTCTTGGCAACAGGAAACTTCTTAACATCACCCTTTCGTTTATTACCACCGAGGTTTCGTTTGCGTCTGTTTGGACCACCCATGTTCTTAACACCTGTGGTTGGGAACTTCATTCCTGCAGGTGGATTTGCAAATGCTTCTTTTGCATCTTCTTCATCAACATTCAACTGATTCTGTTGAGCAGCCTGTTCTTTTTTCTTATTGGCATCAGCCTTTCGTGCATCTTTATTTGTGATGGCTTCACCAGGAGTCATCTCCTTAGTGTAGTTTGCATACTCGTCTGTGCCAATTTCGTGTGCTTCTGATCTAAACTGTTTGAAAGTTTTTCTACTCTCTTTCATCTTGGCAGAAATTGCTTTACGTTTTTTATGTAGATACTCGTCGGAATCATCTTCGTCACCATCGTTATCAATGTCTTTATCTTTACGATCTTTAAACTTCTTCTTGAGTGCCTTAGGTTGAACTTTGTCTAGGCCCTCACCGTCATCATCTTCATCGTTGGTGTTATCTTCGGATCTTGTTCTACGCCCGTCACCGTCAGCACAACGTCTGCGTGACCCGTCTGATTTGATATACTCTTTGAGTTCTTCCTCTTCGTCAGTCTTTGGTAGAGTTAGAGTTTCCTTTTCTGCATTGGGATTGAGAGCCTGAAGAACTGCATCTTCAATGCTACCTGGTTTAGTGTCAAGATATTTGTTGTTGTCCATTGTTGTTGATTCCATAGCAGCAATACCAAACTGACTTAGTTTGGCTTGTACTTCTTTTTGATACAATTTATCCTTGCGTTCTTTGATTCGTCGTGCGGCTTCTCTGTATTCTTTCGTACGGCCGTCTAGTTTATTTCTTTTCATAAAAACTTTTGTGCCCTTTGCGGTTGGGGCCATATCAACACCACCACCTGCAACTGAATTGACTGGTGCCTCTTCTTTAGTAACAGTTTCTTTTAATATATACTTTCTAGTATTTAGTTTATTAAGCATCTTCTAAATCCTCTAGGGCTACATAGATTTCTTCTTTTGATCTTTGATGAACGACCTTGAAAATGTTTTGACCAAGGACTTCATCTGTTGGTGGTGTGTCTGAAAAGGCAACAACCAAATCTCCTTTGTTACCTTTTATCTCTGACTTGTCTGTAAAGATATCTTGTATTAGTTTGTACTTACCTTTAGGTAGATTTTCTCCAATACCAATAACAGATTCTTCCAAGTCATCTGGATGTGCATACCCGTTGTCTATCAACCAGTTTGCAAATGTTTTTTCTATCATGTCACCTTCTTCTTGATCGGTGACAACACTTTGTTTCAGTAGATACAAAGCAGTGGCATAAGTTCCAATCTTTGTTCTTACACCAGGAATTTTGTTTAATATTCTTTTTAGATTAAACACTAACCGATGGAGGAGAGTAAATGATTTCTTCTCCTCATCGGTTTGAAGCGTGTTTGCTTTTCTTAACAGTTTACCATCATCATCAATGATGCCGAACTTGTATGCATCTTGGTCTTCCCAAGGCGTTGTGAGGATTCTCAAGAAACGATATGCAACGAACAAATCAATAGCACGACCTTCTGCCAACAACTGATGATGGTCATCTATATATTTTGTAAAGTGTTCCATATATGTTCGTCCCGTCTAACTCTTGATAATGCTGGTTCAAATACAGTAACCATGTTTAGATACAACAAAAATGTTTTTAACTCCGACCAGTATTCTGGTTCAATCTTAAACAATAATAAAGTTACAGAAGCCTCAACACCAAACACATTTGTCAAAACAATAATGTGATTCAGTATCAACCTCTCCTTCAACTCACCCCCTTCGTGATATTTCTTCAACAACCTTTTGAGATACTTAAACCTCTTGAGGTCATCTTGAAACTCCTCTTCGCCATCCGCCTGGGGATTATCATAATGTTTCATAGCGAACATCTGCCAGTTCGCCGGAGTTATTTTTTCAAACATTTATGCTATCTTAGCATATACCTTAAAAGAGTTATTTCTTAGTCCTTCAATTTGAATATTCAAACTCTTATCAATGCCTTCCTCACGATCAAACTCATCAAAGGGTGTATCTGTACCCTTACCAAAAACGCCACCATATCTTTTCAATGGTAGACTGACATTACCTGACTCTGGGAGTTCTTCGGGCATATCAAAGCATAGTCCGATTCTCTCCAAGAATCCCTGTAGTTGATGTACGGCATTCTCAGGAATAAGATACTCTCGGTCTGCAATAGAACCGACGAAAGCATTTACTCTTTTGAGTACGTCATCGTTCTGAATGTCATAGGGGTCACTACCACCAGTCTGGTTTACAGAAATAGAATTTCCGACCTTTGATCCTGGGGCATCCTCTGACACAAACTGTTTGTAGGATTTCATTTTATTTTCCGCCTTTCTTAGTTTTTTCTTTTACTTCTTCGTCGGTAACCGGAGTATCATCTTCTACAAACTCAACTGATACTTTTGGTTCTTCGACAGGTGATTCTTCTTCTGGTGTTGGTTCAACATCTGTACTTTGGGGACCAACTGTACCCTTGTAAGGTTTACCTCCAGCACCATAACGTATTACTTCTTCATCACTCATTTGGTTTTCCCCTTAGGTTGTTCTTTTGTTTCTTCGTTTTGTTCCAGAAAGAAATCTATCTGTTGCAATGCACCTTGGAGCGCATAGAGGTTAGCCTGTAGCTGTGACCTCTGTGCGTCCAAGGTAGCAATTGTTTCTTCAACTTTTCTGATATCTTCTGTAACAGTTTCCTTCCTTTCGGTTAGATTGTCAATCGTAATCATAATAAAGTACCTTAGCTATTAAGCAATAGTTACACCCACTGCTGAGATTGTATGCCAAGCACTGTTATTGAAGATGCCGATCCACATGGAACCTGTACCAGTACCAGCAACACCTGTAGAAGGTGCGATGGTGGCACCGTTAGTACCCTGTGTAAATGCAATTGTTGAAGCACCAGCAAGGTTAGTTGGTGTCAATGTCATTGTACCAGCACCGGAACCGTCAATACAAGTGACGATCTTGATCTGACCCTGGGCACCGTCAGCAAGCGTTAGAGCCTGTGCTGTACCAGCAAGTGTCAAGTTGGTGATGGATGATGTGACGTTGACAGCACCAGCTGCTGTTAGGGCCTGTGCTGTGTCTTTAAGACCTAGCCAAGATGGAATGTTATTGAATACATTAGCTGCACTCACCTTCTTGTTTACAGGTGTACCTGATGGGTCATCAATTACATGAAACAAGTCTACCGAAGCGATACCTGTTCCTAGATCGGTCAAAGCCGTAATTTTCTTATCTGCCATTTTCTTTTTCTCCTATATAAACCCTTTCGGGAATTCTACTCTATGCATATACATAGATCACGTTAAATCATACTATGGTAATATTACTTTGATTCTTGGTCCATCTGTCTCAGCAGTATCTGTTGCTGCTGCACGGTTACCACCAGTTACTACACCACCCTGTGCGCCTTGGTTGGCTACGTTGGTGATTGTTGTTACCTGGGATGTACCAGCATCTTTGATCGTACCGCCATTCAACGAGATAGCATTTGTATTGATATTAAGAATATCAGTAGCACTCAAGTTGCCTGCGATACCTGATTTACTAAACACGATTACGTCTGTGCCTGTGCCAGAAGCATAATCAAGTGTTGTGTTTGTGCCTGTGGAGTTGACGAGCAACTGAGGCGTACCTGTGATATCAACATTCTCACTGAAGTAAACAGAAACAGATAGACTATTTGTGCTAGATGTAACTGTATCTGAACCCCAACGGAAGGATGAAATCCAACCAGTGATGGAACCTGAACCACGGAAAGCTACTAGAACTTCTGGATCAGCGTTAGCATCGTCGATGCCCATTTCAGCACCGGGTTTGCGAACCCAACCACCGGGTCCCATTTCTACATTTCTTTTCTGCGCACTTGTTAGATATTTTGGTTTATGCGCACTACTTGGATCTGACATTATTATTTCCTCTCTTTTCGGTTGATAACTTCACCTACTCGGCATAATATATTTGTTATTTGTATGACTATTTATACTTTTAAATACTGTTGGAGGCCACGATCCGTGACGTGTTTGACTGAACTAGCCGCCTTATGTAGTGCCACAGCAGGTTTATCACCACGCTTAATTAACTGTTGATACAGTCTAGATGCGGCAGCATATTCTTTTTTGTAGATTCTTTTCTGTGCTGCGGATAGTTGTTTAGGGAATAAAGTATCTAGGATACCTTCGTGTTGAGGACCAACAGGGTCTTTGTTCTGGTCCTTCTTATCTTTTTCTTGAGCTTGTTTGAATGTCATTACCTTTCCATCCTCGTACATTCTACCTTTATGTTTCTGGTATCCTTTCTTCGATGCCTTCTTTCTATCTTTCTCAGTCTTGGCTCTGAACTTAGGATCAGATAATGACTTTGCTGCTTGATTGGGACGACCTTCTTCTATCTCGGATTCTTCACCCATACCATGTTTTTTTCTGTAGGCCTTTACATCCACTTTACCGCCACCGACATCGGACATATCGGGTTGAGTTTCTTTTCTTTTACCTATAGAAGTTCCTTTTGGATAGCCTACTACGACCTTTGACTTAGGGTCTTGAGGTGAAAGTTTATGATAACCTCTCTTTTTTTGTTTATTCTTTAGTCTCCTTTGAAATTCTTGTCTGGATACCTTAGATTCTTCAATGTATTCTTTTAGAGTCTTGACACCCATTGTCTTCTGTAGAGTTTTGAATAACATCTTACCTTGTTTGAATTTTCTTGGTAGACCTTTGGCAAACGAATCATAATCGTTGTCTTGTGCGGCCTTTCTCATCTTAGATGCAGACATACCAGATACACCTTCTGCATCTGGATCTCTTTCGCCGGCACTTACAACTTTGATAGAATTGAATTTGAAATATCCGTGTCTTGCCTTCTTACCATTATACGGGGTTAATTTTTTCTCAAACTCCTCGACTCGGTCTGAACCAACAACCATAATCACATCTGTATATTTTTCTTTGTAAAGGTTTGTTAGAATGTCGAATGGAGTTACAACCTTATCTGTTGATATGCTTCTTGCATGAACAGGAAACATAGCCTTCATAAAGGTTGTTTTAGTTTTGAAGTCTAGGGGATTCTTCTTAGAGTCCTGTGACTGACTCGCATAGATACGATAGTTTCTATTTGCCTTACGAGTTTGATCCATCAACTTTTCGTGACCGATAGTTGGTGGATTGAATCTCCCAAACGTAAATGATATAGTCTTTGCCATTATTCTACTTCAGCTGCGTTTCGGTAAGTATATAAAATTTGATGCATCATCTCTCGGAGTTCTTCGACTCGTTCTTCATTTTCTTCCATCATCTCTTTGATGGTAATAACATCGTTTTGTATTACTGCAATGTCAGTTGCGTTCTCGACAACCTTAGTAACTGTATCCTGTGTAGCATTTAACTTGGTATCTGTTTCTGATGCCCACCACACAGCAGCACCTAACTGCGTGGTTAGAAACACTCCAAGAGCTACTGTGCTACCACTCCATTCCATAGTTCGTTCTCCATGTTATCCTTTGACCCAATTCTTATCTACTTGGAAATTAGCACGACTAAACTCAAGTCGATCTACTAGTTTTGTTGCTTTACCAATACGATCAATAGCAACAAAACCTTCTGGTGCTGTTACTCTGTAACCATTGGGAGTTTGGATAAATGTACCTATGTTCTCTGCCCTCTCTAACTTTCTGATGATTAGAGTCTTAGCAGTTTGTAAAGTTATGTATGTTGCAACAACATAATACAAATCTTTCTTGTATTTATTATATTCGGAAAGTCCATCCTTCTTGATCTGTTCCCACTTCTCTCTTCCAGCGGCACTTTTGACACTTTTTATCTTCTTATTCAGGCGTTCCTCATAGTATTTCCCGAAAAAATCTACCACTTTCTTTGTGTTTTCTATCTTCTCTCCACCCCTAATATATGAGTTGAGGAATATTTTGAGAAGGTTAGATGGGGCCTCAGCGTGCGTAACTTTGTCCATCATTCGTAGGTAGTTAGAGGACCTTTTTAGAGAACCTGATGCCATGTTCAATACTTTCTGAAACTGTTTAGCTTCGGCAGCAGTGAATTTCACATTACCCGATGTGTCTTTAAAGGTTGCATCAATCGACCAGACGTTTCGTGACTTGGCTAACTGACTTGCATTGACCCCAAACTTAGCCTTGAGAGAATCCATCTTCTTACCACTGTATGATGTGTGCCAGACTACTCCAATCTTTGCTGCTTGAATTGTATTAGCAAGTTCATCTATCAGTGGTACTGCATATGTGATTGTGTTAGGTGTAAAAATAACAGAAGTATCACCGCCAACCTCTGCTGTCTTTAGATCGTCCTGTGTGTACAGTAGATCACCTTGCCAGATGCCAGGAATCTTTAGTGCAGGGAAATATTTTAGAGCAGCTAAAAGTTTGTCTGCGAGTCCACCGCCATGATTCTTTCTGATATCTGCTGGTGTGTAGTTTATCTTTGGTCCTACTCGTCCACCAATCTTATTGAATACTGCTTTCGTTCCAACAAAGAACTTTCCGTTCTCTGGGTTCGTGCCTGCAAAGATAGCAGGAGCACCATCCCACTTCACGGTCACATTTGTTTTACTCTTACTGTGACCCTGTAGCATATCACTTAGAGCCAATAAAAAGGATATGGCGTTCTTGCCACCAGTCACACCATCATTTAGAATCTCATCTTCCAAATGTTCAAGGTGTGTGTTCTTATCTTCGGTAAGAAATTGACCAAAGTTGTTCATAATCTACCAACTAATGTTGTTATTGAAACTTACTTCTGCTTCTAGTTCTAAGAACTGTATGAGCCTATCCCAACTATCTCCGATGTACTCTCTAACCCTTGACCACATTTTCTTGATGTAGTTTTTGAACTTGTTGAAGGCATTTTTAATTTTATCTAGAACTGCCTCTGTAAGTAGATCGCCTTCGATGGCTTCTATTTCTTCCTGCATATTTTTTAGACCAAGACCCACTGCACTGTAAATAGAATAGAATCCTGTTTTCTTTGTGATTCTTGTTTTGGGATCCATCTTCTTTTGTGACCCCGACTTGAATCTTGCTTCGGGAACTACCTGACTTGCAATCTTCTTTACATATCCTTTCTGTTTAAAGGCATCGTGTATACTTGCCTTGTCTCCTGCCCAGTCTGTGACTAGAAAATACTGTGCGGCCCCTACACCCTTACGACCAAACTTCTGAACACCAGTCATGGCCTCAAAGGTAAAGTGATAAGCAAAGTTTTTATCTTTAGAGAACATAGTCCGAAGGTCTTTCTTAAATTCTTCATGGACTTTATTAGTCTCATTAATGATCTTAGACTTTCTGTTCTTAACTAACTCTGCGGCATTGCCTTGAACTTTAGGAACTGTTGTGGTCATCATAGAGTTGAAATGTTTTTCCAACTTCTTGATGGCACCTTTGATAGGTATCTTACCTGCCTTAGTTGCAGCATAGAATGTTGCTGTTGCTTCTGACTTACCACCACTCATCAACTGAGCACCACTACCCGTCTTTAGTGATATTCTTTTATCACCAATGAGAAAATCTGTCTTAGGAGTTTTGGTAGCACCTGGTGCTTTACCACCGGGGAAGTATGATGCCCACTCTGGTGTGACATCGTAGGCGTTCTTGGGCATTGCACCCTTGCCTTTTAGTTTCAAATTCTTGACAATCTTTTTACCTGCATCTGGGGCAATCTTCTTGTCCTTGGGTTTATATGCTGGACCGCCGGCAGCTGCCACGATGACACTTTCCATCTCAAACGCTGCAGATGTTGCGGCCTCAGTTAATAGATGCTCTTTAAAAGTTTTCATATTACTCCTTAGTCAAACCTTATTTCATTATTAAAGTCTACGTCGAATCGAAATCCCATAAACTCCTCAAATCTTTCCCAACTATCACCGATAAATTCTATCATCTTATCAAGAGCTCTTTCTAAAAACCTTACAACTTTATTATAGATACTCTTTATTCTATCCATAATAGCTGCTTCAGTTAATAAATGAGATTCCCTTTCTAATTTTTCTACTTGCTCATTTACAAACTTGGTTTGTGCAAACCACATATGATGCCAAGCAAATCGTCTTTCTTCTTTCTTTCCTTGTTGAAAGGCTCTAAGTCTAACAACCATTTTAGTTCTACCAGCAATTTTCTTTAGATAAGATTTATCCTTTAAGATATTATGTTCTACTGGATTATCTCCATTGGCATCTGTCACTAAACAAAATTCAGCAGTACCAGGACCATTACCAAATTTTCTTTCTCCAGACATTCCTTCTTTAACATAGGCAATAGCAAACTGGTCATTACCTTGGAATAATTTGTCAATATCAGTTTGAAGTTTATCTCTAAGTTTATGTGCTTCAATACCCATCTCAGAATTTTTTGCAACTGCTGTATTCCGAATTGTGGAATCTGTTGGTGGTTTCTCAGAGGTTTTGTGCCATACACCATCCTTATCTTTCCACCTTGGGGGCAATTTGCCTGGATCTAACTTTGCCTTATGCATCTTCTTAACTGTGTTTGCCAATCTTTTAACTTCTGGTTTAGGAGAAATACGAGCTCCCTTTGCAGCAAAATATAGTATAACCCTAGCCTCAACGGCATTTGAGTTGGTTATAAAAGCTGTCTTACCAGTCTTTAGCGATATTCTTTTTCTACCAAAAATCAAATCAGTTTTAGATTCTTTATTTTGTCCAGCTGTTTTTGAACCAGCATCTTCCAAAGCCTTGGCCCATTCTTTTGAAATTGGTTGTCCTCCTGGTTTTCCTTTAAACTTCCCGTACTTCATTTTCTTTACAATCTTCTTACCTGCATCAGGGGGAATTTGATTATCTTTTCTTTTGATTGGTTTATATTTTTTCCCTTCTGCCGCGGCAATGATAACATCTTCCATTTCCTCGCCACGATTTTTTGCTTCTGCAAGAAGCAGATGTTCTTTAAAAGTTTTCATAATACTATTTATCTCTTTATCGTATTCAAATATCCCTCAACAATATCCGCCTTTGTCAAAGAAATGGCACCTAAATGATGTTTATGTAGATGTGAATAGTCTATTCTTTTGAACGCTTCTGGATCACCGCCTTTGATAAACCAAATACTACCTCTCTTTATTTCTTCTAATGGTATCACTCTACCACCAATCTGTTGTATGGCAACTGTACTATCTTGTTTTAGTTGTTCTAGTTCTTCTGGTGTGGTACGAGAAATGTGTCGATGTGTCATAGTAAACTCATCGCACGATGACTGTCTAACTATTCTCTCTCGTTTATGTGCTCGTCTTTCCCATATTTGAAAAACACACTTTACCTTTACATTGTCCTCAAACTCTGTGACAGGAGTTTCGTGTATCAAATGGAAGTATGGATGTACTCTATTGATAAAGGTAAACTTGGAAAAGATAGCAGGAAGTATGAACGCAACAACATCAGAGTTCTCAGCACTGATGTTAAGAAACTTCATTGCCAACTTACCACGACGACCAAAGGGAGGATTACCTATTGTAATCGTTCTACCTTCAGGCCAAATAAAGTCAAAGAAATTTTGTATCTCTATCTCTTGGCATATCTTACCATAGCCCCAACTGGCCATGTCTATGTCAATACCAATTCTTTTGTTTGGTGGCATGGCAGAAAGAAATGCTCCTCTGCCTGCTGATGGCTCTACAAAGTTATCAAAGAGATTGCCGACTATGAGTAGAGTTCTATCATAGAGTTCGTGTGCTGTTTGCCAGGGAGTATAGAATTTTTCATACTTTATTTCTCTAAACTTTGAAGTCTGCGAATCGGTCAATGGCTTCTTCCTCTTGTCCTGTATCTACCAAATCTTCTTGTGCTGTTTGTGCCACATCATACAGTTTCATCTTGGCTCTATCTACACCAATGATAAACTTTTTGTTTGATGTTGGGTCTGCATATCTGTTCTTCAACTGTTTGACCAACATCTGATTCAACTGCTCTAGTTCTTCTGACGATATCAGTGCAAACATAAAGTCTGCTGTTGCTGGCAAACCAAACGATTCGGATGTATCTTCTAGACCAATGTCTGTCGATACAAACCCAGTTCTGGTTGTCTGTGTTGCTGACACGATAGGTAGATCATATTCAACTGCAAGACCTCTAAGTTCTTCTGCGATGGCCTTGATGTATGTATATGAGTTTACATTTGCTCCTGCACGAAACCTACTTGATGCACAGATGTTTAGATAATCAATGAATACTATTTCTGGCATAAAGTCTTTTTTCAAATTGAGTTCATTTAACAAGGATCGAAAATGACCACAGTGTGCAGATGCTGTTGGGTATTCTTTGACGATCAGTTTGCCTTGTGTTTTCTTTTGTATCTTCTCAAACTTGTTCTCGTACATATGCCTTGGTAGATCGTGCATATCATCCATTGTGATGTTCATCAGATTAGCATCGATGCGTTCTGCAATCTTTTCTTCTGCCATCTCTAATGTGATATACAAAACATTCTTACCCTGCATCAAAGTCGATGCTGCGACATGGCACATAAACAATGACTTACCTACACCTGTACCTGCAAGTGCAATGTTCAGAGTTTTGTTTGGCATACCACCTTTGGTGATACGATTAAAGAAATCTAAATCAAATGGTATCTTTTCTTCTTTCGTATGATAGAATTCATATCGGTCTTCCGACTGTTCCATATAGTCGTGACCGATGTTCGTATCAAACGAAACTGATAATGCTTCCGAAAGAATAGTCGGAAGTGCATCTGGTGTTTGTTCTTTATCTTTGCCTTCAATGATATGAATACCATTAAGGATGGCATTATAGATTGCCTTATCTTTACACCACTGTTCTGTTTGGTCGAGTAACCACTGAAGGTCTGTATCTGTTTTCTCTATCTCTGACAGATACCCTACTGCTTGTTTGAATTGTTCTTCGTTTAATGACTTCTTCTGGACATCAATACTCAGAGCTTCGATTGTAGGATTTACTGAATAATTATTGGTATAGTCTAAGATGGTTTGAAAAATAACTTTCTCAATACCGTCTTGAAAATACTCGTCTTTGATAAATGGGATTGCCTTTCTTGCGAAATCCTCATTGTGTATCAGATTGCTCAGTATCGTCTGTTCCAATCTCAATTTGGTCATGCTCTAATCCTTCATCCAGAACAGTCATAAGTATGTCACCTAGAACTGTGTTAAATCTATCCAGTGAATCTTCATTCACCAGCCCATCTTTATTATACAACACAACATAGGAAAATGTCAAGGGTATTGTCTCAACTTCTTCCAAGTTTAATCTGTTGCCATCTTCGTCGTGTATTGGCAACTTGACATCACGGAAGTTCCAGACTACACCTTCAAACTCACCTGCCTGTAGTCGGAAGGCTTGTTCGTCTGTCTCTTTGTGATAAACGTAATGATAATCATGCATAATGACAATACGAATGTAAAATGTATTTCCTACCAGATACAGGTTTCAGACCTGCATGATAGTATTGCCACGTTGGTGGAAACATTAACAATCGTCCTCTCTTTGGTTTTACTGTGTAGGGTAAATAAGTTCCCGGCTGATTTATGTTTAGAAACTGTGTCTCACCGCCTTCCTCTACATCATTGAGGTAGATAAAGAAGGCAAGGAATCTTCGTGCTGACTCATGGTTCATTACATCAACGTGAGGATCAAAACGGTCATAGTCATTTCCTAGATACCGTTTTATTCTCACTGCCTCGTAACCATACTTCTCAGGCCACATCTTGTCATAGACATTACAATCTATTTTGTAATGTACGATGTAGTCTTGAAACAACTCAAGCAGTCCTTTCTGAACATCATCCCAACCTTGTACAAATAGGTTCAGTTGCTCAAATGAAATAACATTATCACCATCCTCTTGATGCACTGTCTCGTACATCTCATGCTCATCTTCAAACCTCTTGATGAGTTCTTTGCAACTTATCTCGTCTATTACATCGTCATAGACTTTGATGTAATTATCCATAAGTGAATTTCTCTTTGGCAAACGCATCAAGTTTTTCCATCACTTCTGGTGTGTAATATTTCTCTGGATCATTATTGATAGTCTTACCAAATGTCTTTGTGCCATCAGGCAACTCAACTCGGGTTGATACTGCATTGAATACACCTGCCTCAATAGCAAGTTCCAATAGACCATAGTATCTATCAAGACCTTTAGTATAAGATAATCTTACATCCACCATTTGATTTTCTTTAGTTAGCCTGGACTTATATGTTTTACAATGGATAATATTGCCAACAATTTCTGTGCCATCTTTATCTTTCTTCTTTGATAGATAGATGATACTTGATGCGGCATACTTGAGACCACTACCACCACCCATCTCTTTGGTGGGAAACATTGAACCGATAACATCATAGGTATGATTGGTCATCAGCATTGGCACTTTCAGTTTGCCAAGTTTCAATGTCAGAACACGGAAGGTTGATTTGACAATCTGTGATCTGGTCATGTCTCTTGTTTCTTTTCCGGCCTCTGTATCTTCCAACTCTTTGGTTGTTGATAGCATACCGAGACTGTCAAGACAAAGCATTAGTGGTTTGCCTTCACCTTGTTTCTCGTATAGGTCTAATACCTGAAGGGCCTGATAACGAAACTCCTGTACTGTGGTAACAGGCATGATAGCCATACGAGAGGAATCAATATCCCTCTGCTCAATCATGTCTTTGGTTACCGCAGACTCTGATTCAAAATAAACTACATTGGCTTCTGGATCAGCTTCTAGAAATGACTTGCATACACCTAGTGCGAAGAACGTCTTGCCTGTCGCACTTTCACCAGCAATTGCCGTAATTTTATTATTGGGTAGACCACCCCATAGACTACCAGATACCAAAGCATTAAAAATATGGCTACCAGTATCCACATACCCATCAACATCACTGGCATCAATGCCGTCTTTAGCAATGACCCCGAATTCGTTTCCAGCGTTTTTAATCGCATCTTGTAAGAACCCCATTTTTTCTCCTCATTATAATTTGTTCAGCACTTTATCGTACACTGAACTTGCTATGGCCTTCATCATAAGTGAAGGTACCATACGACCACATCGTTCCGCCTTCTGATTAAATGTTCCTGTAAGTTCAAAATCTTCAGGCAGAGACATGATACGTTTCAATTCTTTGATTGTAAATTTTCTATCTTCATTCCAATGTACTAATCCACCAGTCGTTGATCCTGCACCCATTGCTGTCAATGTCGGTGCTGGCATATACTGTGATGTTTTCTTACAACTGAAATGCAGATTCTTCTTTCCCACATTTTCTCCACTGATAACTTTCTCTGGATCCTGTGGGAATAGAATACCAGTTACTTGATGAAACTTTGTATTTAACCACTTCTCATTGAGCCATGCAACTTCTTCTTGATCTAAGTCCAAACCCTCACACCCTTCACCTAGAGAAACAAACTCTCGGTTCTCAGATGGAAACACAGTAAATATGTTCATAAATGAGAGGCCTACTTTTGCAGTCAAGTCTTTCCTCACCCCAATAAAGATCGTGCGCTCACGGGCCTGTGGGACGCCGTAATGTTTGGAATTGAGTACCTTTGCACATACATCATAACCTAGTTCATCAAAGGCATTGTTAATCATATTGAAGTATTCCTTCGCCTCACCAATTGTTAGACCCTTGACGTTCTCTGCAATGATTGTCTTGGGTTGAATGTCTTTGGCAACACGAATAAACTCAAAGAACAAGTCCTCAATATTTGATACTGACTGTTCATCTGAATAGTGTTTGCTCTTACCATACCCGGCCTTGTGACTGCCACCGTGATGTGTAAATCCACGACCAGCAACACTGAACGCAGAACAGGGAGGGGAACCATCTAACAGATCAAGTTCACCTTCACTGATACCTGCAACTTCCAGAATGTCTTTACCAGTAAGTTCTTTTATGTCATCTGGTATGATTGGTGTCGTTGGATAGTTTGCTGAATAGGTTTCTCTTGCCTCTTTTACAAACTCGTTGATAGCAAGTATCTTGCCACCTGCCAAACGATAACCAGTAGACGAACCGCCTCCACCTGCAAAGGTAGAGATAACTGTGAACTTCTCTTGTGCTTCACCAGCACGAACATCTTTCATATAATATGGTGTGTACTTCATCCGAATAATCCTTCAAGTGTCCTCTGGGTGCCCCACGACCTATCGACTTGCCAGCCAATCTGGTCAAGGATAAATGTCATAGGTTCAACAAAACTCTTTAGAAACATTATATCATAATCTACCACTTCTGTCAAGTCAAACTCTCTAGGCAGTTGGCCCATGAACGAAATGACATTGGTTTGAATTTTGTTGGGTGTTCTTAATTGAATAAACTTTATCTTCTCACCTTCTTGGATAAGGGGATACTTATGTGTCACTTTTTCTTTGTTGAGTAGATAATTATACATCAACGAACCTTTGATGTGCATCGGTGTTCCTTTCTTGTAGACCGATGACCGATCACCCCACTTCTTGAGTCCGTTGCATGACCTTGGGAACGCAATACGTTCTGGGTCCATCTTCATAAACTCTTTGCGGAATGACTGAATAAACTTATTTAGTGCCTGTTCATCTTCGTTGATAATAACTCTCAATGCTTCTTTAATCTTATCACGACAGGGTTCTGGTGTTGAGGACTTAACTGCCTCGATGCCCATGATCTTGAGTTCTGGTTCTGCGAACCGTACACCTTCACTGTCATACACATTGAGAATGTATCTTTTCTTTGCAGTCCAGATACCTTTGTCAGCAATCACCTCACGAGCCATCTCCATCTTCTGCTCGTATGCTCTTACATAATCTGCAAGGTCCTGATAACACTTAGTAATGTAAGGTTCAACTTTATCCTTGGCGATTTGATCCAAGAAGTTGACAACTTTTTCTGTTGGCACATCATCTCTGTTTCCAAAAGACTTAGATACCAACGTGTCAAAAGTAACATAAATGGAATCTGTATCTGACGCGATAATGTAGTCTTGATCTTTCGTCTGTAGTATTCTGTTGAGGTATTCATTTACCTTGTTCTCAATCCACCGAATGCTCAACTGACCTGCCGTTGTGATCGCAGTGGCCAATCGTTCATCGTAATATCTAAAATACTGATTGCCGACTGCACCATAAGCACTGTTTAGTGCAATCTTTCTAGCCATCTGTATGTTGTTATATTTAGATATATCGTTCAGATATTTTTTATCTTTTGTGTCTTGATAACGCTGTTTTGCTTCCAAAGAATACTTCTTGAACTTTACACGGTCACCATACATTGTTTCCATAAGGTCAGGTAGAAACCCACGAATGTCTTTTCTGAAACAGGCAGCGTTTGGTGTAACGGTCAGTTTGTCGCCAAGAACTTCTGTCTGGACTTCTTGGTTCAATAGTTTATCGACAGAGATAGCCTCTGGGAATCTTTGAACAATCAAAGTCTCTGGTGATATGTTGTACTGCATAATCAAATGTGGATACAGACTGTTGAGGTCAAACGACATAACCCAGTTGTGGCCACCAGTCTGTGGTTCTTTGACATAGGCACCTTCATACCGAGAGCCTTTGGAACTTGTGTCTCGTTGCGGTACCACGATATCTCTATCACGCAGATAGTTATAGATGGTCACATCCCACATACGAACCTGTGAGAATACATCCATGTAGTTCACCTTTGCCTCATAGGCCATAGTCAATGCCAGTTCGATAAGTTTCATCTTATCTTCTAACGCATCAACCAACTCCACGTCTTTGATGTTGTAATCAATGAACGATTGATAGTCGTTGGTGTACCATTCTTTGTATGTCTCGTATGGATTCTCGTCCTTCTGTGCTCCGAGTTCTACACCTGCAATGTAGTCAAGACGATATGACTCCTGGTTCTTGTATGTAAACTTACGATACAGGTCAAGGTAGTCTAGATTGGCCACACCCCAAATGTTGTATTTGATTTGTTCACGACCAAAGGTTGAAGTCTTTTCTTCTGACACCATGTTCCAGGGTGACATATTGTTTCTCATCTTGTCACCGAACAGTCGTGTAATACGAACAGCCAGATATGGAATATCAAAGAAGGTTGTGTTCCAACCTGTGATAACATCTGGTTGAACTTCAACCATGAACGCAACAAACTCCTCAAGCATCTGACGTTCATCAATACAATGAATGTACTCTACATCATCACGGGAGTTTTCATAGTTGTAGATACCCCA